TTGGTTGATACAGCCAATACATTTTTCCGTGCTAGACACGTTGTACAAGGTTCTAGCGATATTAAACTTGGGATGGCCTTCCATATTACCTTTAACAGTATTAAAAAGGCATGGAATGATTTTAACGGTAGCCATGTAGTATTCTGTCTCGAAGGTCGTAGCTGGCGTAAAGACTTCTACGAGCCTTATAAACGTAATCGTGCAGAAAGTAGGGCTGCGCTAACGCCTAAGGAACAAGAAGAAGACAAACTGTTCTGGGAAGCATTTGACGAATTCAAAAACTTTATTAGCGAAAAGACCAACTGTACTGTATTACATCATCCTCAACTAGAAGCAGATGACCTCATTGCAGGATTTATTCAAAATCATCCTAAAGACAAGCATGTCATTATTTCAACTGACAGCGACTTCTATCAGTTAATTGCACCAAATGTAAGTCAATACAATGGTGTCCAAGAACATCATATTACGCACGAAGGAATCTATGATGCCAAAGGCAAACGTGTTATCGACAAGAAAACTAAAGAACCAAAAGAAGTCCCAAACCCAGAATGGCTCTTGTTCGAAAAGTGTATGCGTGGTGATACCAGTGATAATGTCTTCTCAGCGTATCCGGGTGTCCGTGTTAAAGGTACTAAAAACAAAGTTGGTCTTACTGAAGCGTTCGAAGATCGTAAAAGCAAAGGATTTGCGTGGAACAATCTCATGCTTCAGAGATGGGTCGATCATGAAGGAAAAGAGCACAGAGTTTTGGAAGACTATGAGAGAAATCGGAGACTAATTGACTTAGCTCATCAGCCTGAAGATATTAAACAATTAATTAAAAAAACTATTGAAATAGATTGTGTTCCAAAAGACGTTTCCCAAGTCGGTGTTCGACTATTAAAGTTTTGTAATAACTGGGATATGAAAAAAGTTGCAGACAATATTCAGCAGTATGCTGAACCATTCCAAGCAAAGTACCAAGGAGAATAATATGCCCGTATACTTAATTAAGCCTCTTGAAAAGAAAAGCATTACATGGCACATAGAATTGTTCCGTGAAAATGCGGACGGTTCTACTAGTTGGGTCAACATTGAAGATCACTATCGTTGGGGACAGGGGTTCATTGAAGGAGATATGGATGTAAATTTACCGTATGAAGGTGAATCACAAGCATACGCAAAAACAAACTTTGGGTGGGGAGCAGAACTAGATGACCAAGTTGCTTGTTATTTTGAATTCAGCGATGATTTTACAGATGAAGAAAAAGAAGCATTTGAAGCTTCGTATCATGAAGGTGGAGCAGGTTGGATTTTTGATGGAGAACATGACTGGCAAGTTGAAGACGATTATCTGCTTATTGACGCTCCGTACCAAGTTAGCCTTTGTGAAGATGACGGTACTGTAATAGAAGAAAATGTAAAACTACGACCAAGGCCAGATCCCAACACTTCTTGGCCATGGAGTCCAGAATTTCCTAAACCAGAGGATAACGAATGAAGTGCGAATATTGTGGTGAAAATATTAAAATGCATTGCGATTGGAGGCAAGGAAGGTGCCCGCATATTCCTCCTATGCTAACAGATTACCACTGGAGATATTATAATCTAGTACAGTGGATTAAAGGCCTTTTTAAGAGATAAATATATGCGTACATTACTAAGGTGCCTTAGGGGCCTAGTAAAAGGAGACTAAAATGACAGAGATACATGCAAAGCCCATCGTTGATGGCAAATTTTGGATCGTTGAACAAGACGGTGAAAAAATTGCAACACTACATAAAAAAGAAAATAACAAATTTATTCTAAGTAGTGTTAACGGTGAAGTTATGTTTAACAAAAAAGATGACCTCACAAAAGAATTTGGAAAAGAATTTTTTCTAAAGAGTGATAAAATAAAAGTCACAGCTGCCGAACCAAATGAATGTCACGGCTATCCAACAAGTTGCAAACCATATAACCCAATGTACGATGTGCAACGTCGATTGCCGTTGTTTACAAAATCAAATGCCAGTAAGAGTCTTTACTGCGCTGGTTACTATATTATTAAATTTGACAAAGGTTGGGTTAAAAGCCACTGTCCTAAACTAATTACTATTGAACGTTATCCGTACAAAGGTCCGTTTAAGACAGAATTTGAAATGAAACAGGTACTTGCAAATGCAAAATCAAATTAATCTAACACCTTTTACACAGTTTATACAACAGGTAAGAAGTGCAGAAGCAAGTCAGGCTAAAGAAATTAAATTATCCATGCAACAGGCCAGGATGCTAAGTCTTGCACTAGCAGAGTGCATGGATAAACTTAATCAAGACTACGAAACACTATTTAATGAACTTAAACGAAGTCAAGATACAGAAGTAGTCACAATAACTATGGATGGTGGCGGTTTCTCTGAGAAATAAGAGATAAATATATGCGTATATTACTTGGATACGCATTATGAGTCGACCTAAACCAAAAATACTATTAGAGTTTACTAATAAAAAAACCTATAAGTCTGAACAGATTTTAGAAGCAGAAGCAATTTGGGCTGTGTTCTACAAGAACGAGCCATTTAATTTAAAGAGCTTTAATAGTTTAACTTCCTATCCTGGACCGAAATACAAAAAAGTTTCGTTCAGTAATCCAGGACACGCACATAACCTAGCAAAAAAATTAAATTTAACTTTTGGAACCGAAGACTTCCAAGTAGTTAAATTAACATCTGGTACTGTCGTGAAATGATTAGTAGAGACGTATTAACAAAAATTTTTTTACAACAATGGGGCAAAACCATTGACGAAACAAATGTTAATATGTATTCAAGAACATGGTGGCAATCTAATCGCGTTGGAAAAGACAATGCATTTCGTTTAAGTGATAAAGGCTACGAATTTTTGTTAAACGAATTGGAACTTAAAGCATACGAAGTTCCATTTACCGAACCAATCGAACTCAGTCCCCAGACTATTATATTTTTGGAAAGATATATCGATTGCCCATATTATCTTACAAACCAAAGTATTACAGTTTTTTCCGAAAAAAAGAGTTTTGAACTGTACTTGTTTTCGGACGATATACGCAAATTTGGACTGATTAAAGCAATGAATGAGCGTCAAAAAGATTTGGACAGCCAAAAATCTAGTTGACACTACGCCTTCTCGGTGCTATAATACATACATAGCGTAACAGTTTATCCCCGTGTATATTTTTTGAAAGGTAATAAAATGGCAGAAATTCTTAGCCGCACCGTTGGACCAAAAGGCGCAAAACGTTCGTTGCGTAAAGCGTTCAAAAACAAGCGTCCAATTTTCCTGTGGGGTCCTCCGGGTATTGGTAAATCCGACATTATTAAACAACTAGGTGAAGAACTTGAGGCTCATGTTATTGATGTGCGTCTAAGTTTGTGGGAACCTACTGATATTAAAGGTATTCCTTATTTCGATGCCGAACAAGGCAAAATGGTTTGGGCTCCTCCGCTTGAACTTCCAGATGCAGAACTTGCAAGCCAATATAAACAGATTATTCTGTTTATGGACGAAATGAACTCTGCGGCACCTGCTGTTCAAGCTGCGGCTTATCAGCTTGTTCTTAACCGCCGTGTTGGTACTTACAAACTTCCAGATAACGTTGTAATGGTTGCGGCTGGTAACCGTGAAAGCGACAAAGGCGTTACCTATCGTATGCCTGCTCCGTTGGCAAACCGTTTTGTTCACTTGGAAATGGCTATTGACTGGGACGACTGGCAAGAATGGGCTGTTGAAAATCGTGTTCACAAAGACGTTGTTGGTTTCCTTACTTTCAGTAAAAAGGACCTTTATGACTTCGATCCTAAATCCGCAAGCCGTGCGTTTGCTACTCCTCGTTCATGGTCATTCGTTAGCGAATTGCTTACTGATGATGATACTGATGAGTCAACTCTTACTGACCTAACTTCAGGTGCTGTTGGCGAAGGTCTTGCTGTTAAGTTTATGGCGCATCGTAAGCATGCCAGCAAATTGCCTAATCCTACAGACATTCTGTCAGGTAAGGTTAAAAAGATGGATTCTAAAGAAATTTCTGCACAATACTCGCTTGTCGTTTCATTGTGCTATGAATTGAAAGATTCCTGCGACAAAAATGCCAAAGATTGGAACAAACAAGTTAATCACTTCTTCCAATTTATGATGGATAATTTTGAAACTGAGCTTGTTATTATGGGTACCAAACTTGCCCTAAGCACTTACAAGTTGCCGTTGGATCCTGACGAAATCGACTGTTTCGATGACTTCCATGCAAAATTTGGTAAGTACATTGCACAGGCAACCGAAAAGCAATAAGTTGACAGGACCTGCGGGTCCTGTTATACTGTATGCATAGTTAAATTTAGGAGCAAACATGGCACATGCCGATCCAATTATTGATAAAATTATTGTAGCACGAGTGGGCTTGCTACTACGCCATCCGTTTTTTGGCAACCTTGCAACTCGTATGCAAATTAAAGAAGCTGACGATTGGCTTCCTACTGCCGCTACCGATGGGCGCCACATCTTTTTTAATCGTAAATTTTTCGAACCTCTTACTGTTAAACAAGTAGAGTTTGTTATTGCACACGAAATTCTACATGCTGTATTTGATCATATGGGTCGACGTGAAGGTCGCGATCCTAAAATCTTTAACATTGCCTGCGACTATGCTGTAAATGGTCAAATTGTTAGAGATCGAATTGGTGATCACAATCTACCCGACATTAAAATTTTCCACGATACAAAATACTACGGTTGGTCGGCTGAACAAGTGTATGACGAAATTTACGAAAAATATGACGAAGAACAATTGGCCGCTTTAGGTCAAATGCTTG